ATATTTACGGGAAAGGATAAAAGAGATTTTCCTGCAATTCGCGGAGCGGGAGGATGTGACGCAAGATGATATTAAAAATCAGGAAGGAACACAAGACAATCTGGAGCGAGAAACAGAAGCAGGCCTGGGATCCCCCGAGGGAGATCGAGGTCAGCCAATGGGCGGATGATTTCAGAGTCCTGCATCCTATGACCAGCGCTGAGCCGGGCCGCTGGCGCACCGTCAGGACGCCGTACCTCAAGGGGATAATGGATGCTTTCAATGATCCTTTGGTCGAGGAGATTACGGTCATGGCTTCGACCCAGATCGGCAAGACCGAAGGGATGTATAACATGCTCGCCTATGCCATTGACCAGGATCCGGGTCCGGCGCTCTTGGTCATGCCCAGGGAGGCTGATGCCAAGAGCGTATCCTACAATCGCATCAAACCCATGCTGGAATCATCGGATGCCTTAAGAAAGCATTTGCCGTATCTGGCCGATGATATCACGAAGCTCGAATACCACCTAGACCATATGATCGTTTATTTCGCAGGATCGAACAGCCCGGCGGATTTGGCGCAACGGCCTATCAGATATTTATTTTTGGATGAGGTGGATAAGTTCCCCAAGTTCTCAGGCCGGGAAGCAGACCCAATCAAGTTGGCCACAGAAAGGACGAGGACTTTTTGGAACAGGAAAATAGTGAAGGTATCCACTCCCACCACGCGCCAGGGATATATATTCAGGGAGTACGAAAAATCGGATCAGCGCAAATTTTATGTTGCCTGCCCTCTTTGCGGAGGGTATCAGGTTTTGATGTTCGGTCAGATCAAATGGCCGAAAGAAGAAAGATCTGCGGAGCGAATCAAGAACGAGCGCATGGCCTGGTATGAATGTTGCCATTGCGAGAAACACATCGAGGACTACCAAAAGAACAAGATGTTGCAGAACGGCAAGTGGGTGCCTTATGGCGTAGAAATTAACGAAGACGGAAATATCACGGATGATTATGTAGGCAGTAGGCACAGAGGGTTTTGGATCAACTCGTTGTATTCGCCGTGGCTTACCTGGAGCGACATCGCCGCGGAGTTCCTGCGCTCCAAGGATTATATCGAGCTTTTGATGAACTTCGTCAACTCCTGGCTTGCCGAGGTCTGGGAAGAAAAAATTGAAGAGACCACGGTTGATAAGATAAAGGCATTGTCATGCGATTATGTTCAAGGCGCCGTGCCGGACGACGTGATCGTATTGACCGCCGGGGTCGATGTGCAGAAAGACCATTTCTATTATGTGATTCGCGGCTGGGGTTATTACGAAGAATCGTGGCTAATCAGGGCCGACCGCGTCGAATACTGGGAAGATATCGTGGAGGCCCTCTTCAAGACGGAATATAAAAGGCTCTCAAGCAACGAGACTTTATCGGTTTATATGAGCTGTATTGATTCGGGATACCGGACGGATGAAGTCTATAGGTTCTGCCGTCAGTGGTCGGATAGGACGAAGGCAGTTAAAGGACAGGAGGAAATCACCGGCGGCAGGTTTTACCGGGCCTCGAAGATAGACATAAATTCCAGGACCGGCAGTATTATTCGCAGCGGGTTGGTGTTATGGAATGTTAACGTTACGCAGTATAAAGACAAAATCAACCGGCTCGTGGCTTCCCATGATCCCAGGAAGTGGCATATATTCAAAGATCCGAGAGAAGAATATCTGAACCAGTTTAGCTCGGAACATAAGATCTTGATCAGGAACAGGAATACTGGCAAGGCCAGGGAAGTCTGGCAGAAGAAAAAAGAAGCGGTCGCCAACCACTATCTTGACGCCGAGGTATACGCAGTCGCGGCGGCAGACATCATCAGGGCATTAAATATCCGGAAAGACGAAACCACGAGAGTTCACCAGGAAATAATGCAAGAGGAACATAGCAGGGGTAATTGGCTTAAGAAACGCGAAGGAAGCTGGCTTTGATGGCTAGATGGATTGAAAGAAAAACCAACTGGCTTAAAAACGATAATTACGATAGCGGTTTCAAAGAAAAGACAGCAGGGCGCCCGCCAAACGACAGTGAGGATTACGGAGTCAGATTCATTCCATTGAGATGCCCGAGGTGCAAGAGCAAAAATGTCCTGTGTTATAAGACGGATTTCCCGATAAGGTATCACACATGCCAGTCATGCGGCTGGAAATTCAAGTCGATAGAGGAAAAATAATTATTACCAGAATCTGGTAACGACTATTTGAAAAAGTAAGTTATTTTAAGTAACATATGGTTATAGATCTTTGCGCAAGGGCCTGATCAGCCCTTTAAGCGCCCAATAGAAACAAAAAGCCCGTAACTCGTCGACGAGCGAGATGCGGGCTTTTTTATTGGGAGAGAAAGAGAGTTTTTATGAGCGCGCCCACGAAACAGGAGATGCTTGATAACGTCGAGAATGCCATCAATGCCAGGATGACCGGCGGGGCTGTTGCGTCCTATTCCATCGGCGGAAGAAACCTTCAGTATATCAGCTTGGCTGAGCTCTTAAAACTGCGCGACCAGTTGCGAAAGGAAATCGCAGGCGCAAGCGACACCACCACATACGCAAAGTTCGATAATCCGTCATGAAAACCAAAAAGAAAATATCGGAAAGGATAACAAGCGGCATAGACAATGTCGTTTCGTTCTTTTCCCCTAGGGCCGGGTTCAAGCGCAGGATGTACCGCGAGGCAATCAACATTTCGCAGAAGTTCGGCGCTTACAAAGGCGCCAGCCGTGATCGTTTAAGGTCATCATGGATTCCCGGCGGAGGTTCGGCAGACCAAGATTTGCTTCCTGAGTTATCCGATATCCGGGAGCGCAGCCGCGACTTGAATAGGAACGACGCGCACGCTTCAGGGATAACTTCCACGATGACCATAAATGTTATTGGAACAGGCATCAGGCCGCAGAGCAGGGTGGATAAGGAAGACTTACATATAGACGAGGAGGTGGCGAATGATTTCCAAACAAAGGCCGAGAGGGTATGGAAACGCTGGATTCCCTATGCCGATGCCGGAGAGCGCATGGACTTTTATGAAATCCAGCAGCTGGTGGATAGGCAGATCCTCGAGAATGGCGAGGCCATAATCGTTCCATTGAGGTTGAAGGATAAAGACAGGCCGTATTCATTGGCCCTGCAGTTGATAGAGTCGGACAGGCTCAATACCCCGCCCGATAAGAAAAGCGATAAATCGATTAGGTCAGGAGTAAAGATCGGCGAGAAGGGAGAGCCGATATCGTATTTCATACAGAAGACGCACCCCGGAGATATCAGCCATCGTTCAGCGGAACAAGCAAGGCAATACGTAGAAATCCAGGCCAAAAATGATCAGGTGAGAAAGAATATTTTTCATCTGTATTATGTTTTACGTTCCGGCCAGACAAGAGGCGTTCCCTTCTTTGCTCCCGTATTGACATATTTCAAGGATTTAGCCGAGTATGCCGAGGCAGAGCTTGTTGCCAGCCGCATTGCGGCATGCTTCTCGCTTTTTATAACTTCCGAGGCCTCAATGGATGTGGCAGTCAATTCCGCATACGAGAAAAACCAATCCGGGCAGATGGTCGAATCTTTGGAGCCCGGGATGATCAAACACCTGATGCCTGGCGAGTCCATCACCTCATTCAATCCGCAGAGGCCGAGCGCGACGTTCGAGCCGTTCGTGGATAGGATCCTACGGGCGATATCCGCGGCATTGGGCCTTCCATATGAGCTGGTGGCAAAAGATTTTTCCAAGACGAATTATTCAAGTGCCCGGGCCGCGTTACTAGAGGCCAGGAGATATTTCAAGGTCAGGCAGGAATGGCTGGCGCAAAAACTCTGTCAGCCTGTTTGGGAGATGCTGTTAGAGGAGGCTTATTTAAAGGGGGAGATAGACGTCGGGAACTTTTACGAAAAAGGGAAGCCTATGCCTGCATGGCTTAGGGCAAGATGGATTGCTCCTGGATGGTCCTGGGTGGATCCGCTTAAAGAGGTCAAGGCATCTAGGGAGGCTATTGCGGGAAATATTTCCAGCTTAGCGGATGAAGTAGCCGGTCAAGGCAAGGATTGGGAGGAGATTTTGGAACAGAGGGCAAGGGAGGAGCAAAAAAGAAAAGAGCTTGACCTGCCGGAGATGGCCGCTGGCTCAAAAACTCCCAAAGACGAGGAAGCAGAGGAAGCGGAGCAGGAAGAAGAAATCCGCCAGATTCTAGAAGACGCCGAAGAAGTCAGTGAGAGAAATGAGAAATTGAGCGGCGAGCTTGCGAAGATGGGAAGCGACAACAGCGCCTTGAAAAAAGAGCTGACAGATATAAAGACCAGGCTCGATGAGGTTTTAATCCATGGATAAGAAAGAAGTTCTTTTGGAGAGAAACAAAATAAGCAGGCTATTAGGTACCCAATCTGAGGACGATAGTTTA